AGTCATAAGAACCTCTTCTGAAACCAGAGAAACCTAAATTTAACGCCATATCTTCTGCGTTGTTGAATACTCCGTAAGAAGCACCACCAGCTAGAGAAGCGTTTACAGACGCTAGCATATTATCGATTTCTAAAGAAGTTGCTCTATCTAAGAACATCATGTTCTCTTCAATAGCACCTTGCTTATCTAGTTCTTGAAGAATAGTATCAAACTCAGCTAAACCAGCGTTTATTACATAAGCTGTAGAAACACCAGCAGAGTTGTATCCAGTTTGTACATCAAAGTCAGTTCCAGTAAATACTAAACCTCTGTTTTCGATTGCATCAAATAAACCTTGAGAACCTTGAACAGCTGTAATAGCAGAACCTGCATTAACTTCTTCAGCTTCTAACATAGACATTTCTAAATAGTCTTCAAATCTTAATCTTGCTTCGTGCTCAGATTTAAGATACCATAGGTAACCAGAAGCTCCGTTTTCAGTAGTAACTTCAACCCAACCGATCTGTGCAGTATCAGAACCATTAACTTGGTATCTGTCTCTTAAGATGATTGGTCTGTTGCTAAACTGAGTGAAAGAAGCATCGATAGAACCAGTGATTCCAGATGATCCTTTTGGATACTCATTACCATATACAAATACTTTAATATCGTCACCGTCTTGGAAAGTAACATCACCTAAAGCAGCTTGTGCATAAGGTTGAGCAGTTACAGTCTGTCCGTTTACAGCAGATACAAAACATTTTAATGTGTTGTTTAATCTTGCTGTTTCGTTGTTGACAACGATAATAGTATCGTTAATTTGTACTAAGTGGTTAGCAGGTAACGTTAATGTGTTTAAGCCTGCGTCTGCAATTTGTACAGTGTTAGCTCCTGATTCTAATGAATCATAAGCGATGTGTAATCTTCCTTGTTCAGACCAAATAACTTGATCAGAAGCAAGAGGCATTTCAGCTCCTACCATTTTAAGGAAACCAGATACAGTTCTTTTTCCATATCTTTCTACTTCCTTTTCATAAATTTCTGGTAGAAATTGTTGCGCAAAAGTACCACCGCCAGAATTAGAGTCGAAGCTTAAATAGTTGTCACCCCACAACGTCTGAGTTGGACGAGGAGTCAACGTGTTTAAATTTGCCAATGTGCTTGGCGAACTCGAAAAAGGCATAACTTTTAATTTTTAATGTTTAACTTATTTTATTTGGATTTCTCCTAATCTTTACCTTAAAGTCGTTAGATGAATCACCAGATATAGCTCTTACTTTCATACCACCAGACTCAATAACATTATTGTTTGTTTGTCTAGCAGACATATCAACGTTTTTAGCTTTTGCCATACTTTCTTTTATAGCATCTGCTTTTCCTTGTTGATAAAAATGATTTGCAACTAAATCAGGATTCATTGCAGTAAACAAAGATTTATGATAACCTTTAGCATCTTCAACAGCTTGTGTTTGTTTATTAGTAAACCTACTTACAAAATTGTTAATGTTGCTTTGTGTCTCTTTAACCTTGTCAGCCTCTTTGATATTAAGTCTGAAACGTTTTTCACCAACTTTGTATTCAAAACCTTTGAACTCGTCGTTAAAAACTTCATTTGTTCTTTTCTCAAAGATAGACTTGTTTTCCGCAGTCTTCTTAGCGTCTTCATTGTATCGATTAAAGAAGTCTACAGCTTTTTGTTGTTCAGGCGCTAACCTTGAACCAGCCTTGACTTCAGCATAGTATTTGGACTTTTGCCCGTCCAAGTGGCTTTTGGCATTCGCAACTTGCTCTTTTAATGCCAGTTTTTTTCTTTTAATGTCTTTAGGGTCATCAACCTCTTCATCATATGAATAAAGATCTTCCATAATAAATAATCTTTCTTCATCATTTAAATGTGGTTTTGTTTGTTTAAAATACTCATTTAAC